TTCATTAATTTTCATGATATAGTATTTATCTGCGTTCTATATCTTCTTCTACGCAGGTAATACCATATTGAATTTCAACTATTTTACAGGGTGTATCGGTGGGATTGTGTAGTTTATGCCAACATTCGGCTTTGATCGTAAACTGATCGTGTCGTTTAAGTTTAATATGACTTTTAGTAGTGGTGTCTTCAAAGTCCACAGTACACGCCCCTTCTGCTACATGCCAATGTTCATCACGATCATAGTGTCGTTGCATGGTTAGGCATTGCCCTGGTTCTATAGTAAGTTCTTTTACTTTGGTGCCTGACACTTCATGTAGGACACGATAATAACCCCATGGTCGTTCTGTTTTAGGTGCTTTCCATTCGTCTAAGATCCAACTACTTGAATTCTTTTTGTCTGTGCCGCCTACTCCAAACACAAATTCTACATCAGATTCTGACATCTCTGGTATATTTTCAGCAGTGCGATCTCCGCCATTGGCAAATACTATCTGGCTGTTGGGATACATAGTCCTAACATTATGTATGGCTTCTATAGCATGATCTTCTGTGTCGTTAAACAAGATACAGTGATCTACCATCTTAAGATTTTCAATGATCTGCACACGCTCATGGCTGGGCATGAACTCACGACCTTTTTTACGTTGTAGCCAGCTATCGCTGTTTACACCAACTACCAGGACGTCACCTAGGCGTTTAGCCGCACGGAAATATTCTATGTGTCCTGAATGCAGAGGGTCAAAGCCCCCAGTTACCAATACCACTCTATTTACCATGCTTGTAGCTCTTTCTCGTAGGAGGAGTGCTTTTAATTACCAAAGGTTTTAGTAACTGTGTTTCTTTTGACTTGGGGTCAGCTTGGGCCACAGTAGATTTACCCGAGTTTGTGGTTTCATTGAATACCCCGGCAATTTCTGTAGCAGGTGGGAACTCCATCATTTGGCTTTGATAGTCAATAAAATATAATTCTTTGTCTAGCCAAGGCATACAGATTTCTTCTTGTTTGAGGAATCCGTTAGCATTAACGCTGTCAACTATTGTAGGATGTAATAGATTTTTATCAATTAAGTCATACCACGTAGTAGTTAGTGGATCCATTGGTGCAACGTCAGTTTTATACACGGCCATATTAATCCATGGGTCTTGAAATCTTTTCAACAGATATGCATCACGACAATCAAATCCATTGACAGCCAGCATATAGATTAAATTCAAAGGACTGTAATGAAAGTAACAGCCATTGTAACCTCTACTGTAATGTTTACCATATTCGATGCCTGTGTGTTGTGGCACTGTTAATAGTAACATACCGTTAACTGTCATGTAGCTATTCCACATGCGTAGTGTTTCTAAAGGATTAATACTGTATTGTAGACTATCGTGTGCCCACATAAGATCTATACTCACTGGGAATAGATGTGGACGATCGTATATATCATGTATCTTATGAATATTTTTAAGAGTAGGAACCTGCGCCAGCCGATCAGCATTGTTATCAACAGCAAAACAGTTGAAATTATATGGTTCAGGTGGATCGTTGTAGTTTTCTAAGGTAGCCCACCAATGGACATCTTCACCTGTGCCGCATCCTAAGTCAGCTACATGACGTATGCTTTCTAAAAACATGTCATACTGACGTATGGTTTCTAATATAGGTAAACTGTGTCTAGCCAATTGATGCGTCCTCCATGCCTGCTGTTCTTAAACGTGTTACATGTCCTAGCATGAAGTTCTTGCTTTCAAGACCTTTCATGATGCCTAGCCAACGATTACGCAATAATGCTACTTCGTTGATAATAGTTTCAAAGTCAATGACTTCATCCTCACCATCAACATACTTTTCTACGTCACGACTAGTTAATGCTCGTTGATAGTTTTCTAAGTATTTCTTAAAGTGTTTAGTACGTATCTTGCGTAGTTGAATATTCAAATAGTTGAGAACCGCTTCAATCTCTTGTAGTTGATTAAAGCGTCTTTCCGTAATACCAGGCAGGCCAGCAAGATTCTTTTCTATGTTACCATAGACCCCAACTTCTGTTTTAGCATCATCCAGTTCTTTTTCATAGTGATCTATAAAGTCTGGAATACTGCCTAAACTTGCAACTACACGACTATACCACATTGTTTAATACCTCAACTAACCAAGGAAATGTTTTTTGCCAATCTAAATTTCTTCTTTTATCTACTTCGTTTAGATAAGTTACTAGTTCTTGTTGTTTATCTAAATCTCGTTTATTTGTTATCTTTAATCTTTGTATTATACCTTTTAACAATTTAATTGTTTCTGTGTGTTTGTCTGATCGAGTTGATAAACTGTCTAATACCTTATTAAATGATGGTTCAAATATTTCAAAATCAAAATATTTAGGACTTAGTACATGTTGGTTAATTGGTAAAACTAGATGTGTGTACCAAATAATATTTCTAGTATTATTCCATTTAATTACCTTTTCAGCTAATAAGGGCATGCCAGGTATGCTTAATGTGTTTACAGTTGACAATAGATTAAGTGTTACAAACTTTTGATCTAATAGATATTCTATATTTTTTTCAAAGATGTCACCATTAAACCCATAACGAACATATTCTTGTTCTGTACCCCAAGATTCCACACTGGCCAAGATCATAAGATTTTTTAATTTTCTGTTAGAAATTAACTTCTTAATTTTTTCTATAAATCCAACTATAATTTCTTTTTTAACAATTAAATTAGTTACAACATTAATGGTTAGATTTGGATTTGGGTGTTCTTCTATATAATCAAGTAATCGATAAAAATCATCTTGAAGAAAGGGTTCGCCGCCTAAGATATTTATATGGATCAACTTACTGTATCCTTGATCTAGCCAAGACCAAAATAAAGGCACCAATTCATCATAACGATCTTTTTCAATTATATCATCGTTGGCTAATTGTGTAAGCGGAATACCAAACTTTGCATCTTCCGTGGCTATTCTAGAACTAAGAGAAGAGTTACAATACAAACAAGCAAGATTACAGGTATTCTTAAAGAATATATCAATAGTAGTAGGATCAACTGTGGTCAATGTATTGTTTAAATCTAACTCCATTGGATGTTCGTTTGGAATCGCTAATTGAAATTGTCGATCGCTTTGAGATCCTGCAAGCTCAGCATTTTGACAGTATTCACATCCGCCGCCAGGCCATTTCCCCTGAAGCATGGTTTGTCTATCAATAATTTTTCTTTCTGTATTATGAAAGTTAAAAAAATTATCAGTTGTCAATATTGATTTACCTGATCTATGGCAAGATGTTGTAATTCCAGAATTTAGATACAAACTAGACCAAGCCCATTTTAATCTACATGCTGTATCTGTCTTTATAGGGAAATACTTCTTAGACATTAATAATCATCACCGTCATTTTCCTCATCAGCGATTGCTTCATCTTCTTCATCGCCAAGATATTCTTTAACAGCACGACCTAGATAAGCATCAGTGCCACCAAAGATTTTAAGCTCACTTTCAGTGATATTGTGATCAGCAGCAACACTGATCACGTGATCTGCGGCGGCCTGCCGATCTTTAGAATTGATATACTCTTTACAAGTAAGCCAAACTTCACTGGCAATATCTAATTCAATGCTCATTCTGCTGTCTCCTTAGTAGAAACTTTAACCTCTTCAACTTCTTCTGTTTCTTCAACTACTTTTGATTCAGTACTTAGCAAGTTAACATTAGAACTAAGTTCTTTCATCACTTTATCTAAGCAACCATCTTCATTACGTTCCCACGCTTTGCGGAACTGTTTAATAGTTTTTTTATCAGCAAAGGTATAAACCAAACTGTTACCTTCTTTAGCCAGCAAGCTCTTAGCTTCCAGCATGTCTGTTAAGCCGCTGTATGGGCTCATACCTGTTTCATATGGAATCTCAACTTGAACACTTTCAAAAGGCTTAGCGTAACGAGTTTTCATAATCTTACAAGCGGCACGTATACCGTTGACGGTTGTGGTCTTGTTACCGTCAGCATCTGTTTTAAGTTTAAGTTTACGCATAGCTACTACAATACTTGATGCGTAGATAAAGCCTTGACCACCTGAAATTTTATCATCTGGATCAAACATGTCCTGGCTTGCATATGTATGATTAGTACAAACTAATCCAAGATTCAATGTACCAAACATGTTTACGCAGTTACGAACCAATGCTGTAAGTGCTTTAGGTTTACGACCCATGTCACCTTTCATCTCGCCTGCTTCAAACTGGTTAACATCTGTTGGAGTTAACATCATACCTAAGCTGTCTAGAACAAACAGGACCTTTGGGCGATCTTCTTCTGGTAAGGTGCGATACTCTTTAACAAAGTCGCTGATAACTTTGGCTACATCATCGATCATAGCCATGTTAAGTTTTAGTAATTTGTCTTCACTGGTGTTTACACCAAGTGCATGTAACCATGCTTCGTCAAGTGCGTTTTCTGTATCAATTAAAATTACATAAATGCCTTGTTCTTGCGCATGTCTGACAATATTACCTGAACAGATAAAGGATTTACCTGCGCCGGACTCACCAGCAAACACAGTAACTTTACCCATTGGAATTCCTCTTTCAAAATTACCAGATAGTAGGTAATTTAATGTGTAATTTCCCGTTGAGATCCAATCTGTTGGATCGTTAAATCCAATACCAAGCCCATCGATTGACTTAGTAATTGACTTTCTAAACTTTGATATATCAAATGGTTTTGCCATGTTTATTGCCTCTCTATTAAATTATATAATTCTGTGAATACTGCTCTGCTATTAACGTTACGTCTTTGGTCCATCTTTGCTATTTCTGCTAAACAGTATTCGATATTTTTTTCTACGGGTTCTTTTATATATTGTAACATATTTCTAAGTCCGTTTTCAAGTAAAAATCCTGGCTTTTGATTAATCCAGTTTTCTAATTCTCGCTCTACTGATTGTAGCATAGTATTTGGTAAATGTCTAATATTTAGATAGTCTGGAGTTAGCAAGGCTCCAACAATAAAACTATTATTATGAAATCCTAGATTTTTCAAATAGTTAATGCAATCAAATATTGATCGATAGTTTAATAAAAAATGTAGCATGTTAAAACTTATCTTATGATTCAACTTACTTATGGTTGTTAGATTGTCTAAGAAATCTTTCCAAACACCGCCCCAACGTATGTATTCGTATTCAGCTTCAATGGTTTCAACACTGACAATCCAATGTACATTTGGGAATGTACAAATCAAATCAAATACCCGAGTATCCACTTTGCTCAAATTAGTATTAATACGTAGATTAACTGTGGGATTCTTTTCTTTTAATAATCGTAATAATTCTAAATTCTCTTTCATTAACAAAGGTTCACCACCTGCCATGTATACGTGTTTGAGTTGATCGCCTCTATCAAATATATACTGCTTCATTTGATTGAATCGATGCTGTGGTACTGTGTCAAATTCTACCTTTAACTCTGTAGCCCACTTGCTACTAAATTCTGGGCTGCAATATACGCAGGCAAAATTACAAGTATTATTCCATCGGATATCGATAGTGCTTAGATTAAATGTGTCTATACTTTTATATGTATTAAGACTAGTATCTTTAAGTTCTTTAAGATAAAATACACGATCACTGATGACATTAAAACTATTCGTATTTCGTTCTAGATCATAACAGACATTACAAGTTGGTCCTGGCTTGTTATAAGTCATGTTATGTTTAGTTAGTAAATTTGTTTCATCTTGAAGTATTTCTACTATACTGTTATCTTTTAAATTTCCAATTGATGTAGGATTGCGGATACAATTCTTTACTATACCATCAAAGTTATACATAAATCCAGTCCAAGGAATAGGGCAGAAGTTTTTATTGGTTAAATAATTTTTTTCGTTCATACCATCATTTCTTTTAGGAATTTAATCCTATCCTTGGCCCAAAGATCAACATCTTCATACTGCGGTGGGCATTGTCCAGGTTGTGTAGCAATCATACCTGGTCTAATTAAAATCATCTGCGGCCAATTGTTACGGTGCTTGCATTGATTGTGTGCTAGTTCTAATGCTTTCTTTTGTACGAGATATTGATCCCACTCTATACGTGGTGCAACATCGCACTCAGTCATCTGCGTACTAATGTTTACTATATATTTTTGTTGTCCTTGCCAGAGATTCCACACTTCCCACATTAGTTCTGTTTGTGCGAATCCTACCTGGGCATTGTTGATGAACATATCACAAGGCTCAATTATGTTGGCTATCTTAGGTAAGCTACGTATGTTGTAACCATTGCGTCTACTTAGAGCTACAACCTCGTGCTCATCAGCTTCAAACTGTTTAGCTAGGGCTAGCCCTATGCCTGCTGTTCCACCTGTGATTGCTACTTTCATTTTAATAAATCTATAAGCCTCTTAGTCTCTTTTGCTCTTGTATGTATGCTAGACTCTCCGGTGAATCTTTATTTTCTACCGTTAGTTCACTTGGTGTTGTTAGATACGCATAACTATGTTCTAATTTGTTTTCTTTAACAAACGCTAATATATTAGGTAAATCATCTACATTCAACGCACTAACCGTGGTCCAGGTATTTAAACGAACAGGCATTTTCATATAACGCTGTAAATTCTTATAAAATTTATCCCACGTAATTGGCCAACGCACAAAATCATGTACATCGCCAATACCATCCAGACTAACTGTTACTGTAACATGAACTCCACGCTTGCATAAATCACCTAGTTCTTCTAAAACTGTGCTACAGTTTGTGTTAAGTCTGACAGACTTGATATTAGAAGGTAAATTTGTTAGGATGTATTTATAATTTTTACTGTGGCTTGGTTCTCCACCATTGATATCTAAGTGTACAATACGCTCTTGCGGTAGATTCCAAAATTGATCACTGTTGTTGATCTTAATATACTTCTTACTAATTAATCCGCCAATTTTTGTGCTATGTTCTGCATTACAGGTTAAACAAGCACTGTTACATACATTATCTAATACTCCACCAACTATTAAGTAATCTTTGCGTATGCTCTTAAAAGCACGATCTCTTTTGATACTGTCTAAACGAATGCTAGTATTAGATAATTGTTCTGTAGTTTTGCAACGTTGGCACTCTACAGGCCAAGCATCATGAGACATTTCATCTTTGATTTTCTTAAGCCAACTACTAGACTGTAATTCATCATATGAGGTAAAACTTGGATTACTAGTCATATGGCCGCAACATCCTACAGTACCATTGGGGTTAAAACGAACAAAGTGATCTAGTCTAGGGCAATGCATGATAATTTTGAATAGGCTATAGGATCTTGAGCTTTTAAATGAGCTAGTATTTCTTTAATTGTTATTTCTTTACCTACTAATTCTAATAGCAAATAGTCTAATCGTTGATACATTTCATTATGCATATTATTTCTTAATCTATTAACAACATCAGATGATAACATATTTGTTTCATTGTGTTTGACAAATAACGGAGTAAACTTACTCAGTGCAGACATGTCATGTAAATGCAGCTCTGCTTGCTTATTTGTGTATTTAGACAAGTTAATTATCCAACTTAACTGTGGAGCATAATGTCTATTCAAAAATAAATAATTTTCTGCAAAGTAAATTATTGTATCAATATCTAATTCTGGGTGTTCTTGTTTGGTATTATAGACATAGGTATTAAACCCAGAGAGAAATCTCTGCATTGGATCTCTAAGTATTACATCAATGATTGGAATCTTTTTGATTTGCTCATTGAGCAATGCTTTATAGCCTTGTTGTCTAAAATGTTCTGTAAGACTAAAGCTACCATTTTTATAAATAGGATAGACAAACCGTTGCAAGGGCAATATTTCTATTACCTCACAACGGTTTGGGAAGATTATCTCATCTATCCTCGACAACACAACTATTACTTCTTATGAAGTCTTTTGACGGTTACGGATCATCGCTAGGATGTCTTCGGCACGTGCTGTTCCGCCTGCTGGAGGTGTTGCAACTGGTGCTGTAGGAGCCGCTGGTGCAGCCTCTGTAACTGGTGCTGGTGCTGCCGGAGTATCAAACTCTTCATCAGCCACTGCTGGTGTTGCTGTTTGTGCTACGGGTGTAGCTGATTCAGCTGAGACGATGGTTACGCCTCTTGGTTTGTAATAATTACCCCAACGATCTGCATCATATGCTTGACCATCTACTGAAGCCTCAAACATTTCTTTCATAACTTTAAGTTCAACTTCGCTAGGTTTCTTAGGTAAGAAATCTTTCAAGTTGTATAAGCCATGAGTTTCAATTGCCGCAGCTTCTTCTGCTGTTAGTGCAGATTCTTTGCGTGACCATTTACTAGTTGAGTAGTCAGCATAACCACCTTTTGATGTTTTAGTAACTGTAAAGTCTAATCCACCTTGGTAGTCTGTTGGTAAGTTTTCTAACTCTGGATCAAGTAGTGCTGATTTGATCAAGTTAAAAATCTGTGGACTAATAATAAATCTACGAATTGGATTTTCTGGTGTCTTATCGTCTGTGATAGGATTCTCACGCACAAAACCTTGGAACAAGTA